AATAACATTCATTACTATAATGATAACTGCATTAAATATTTTAACAAGAAAGTTTTAGTTAAATATGACCCTGTCAATCCAGATTTAGTATACATATTTGATAAAGATGAAAATTTTCTTTTTATTGCAACAAAGATTGAAAAAATGAGTTTTAATCCTAGTGAAGATGACTATTTGAGAGAAAACAATCGAAAGAAACTTGCAAAACAAATTGTATTGAATGAGTTCAAAAAAGATAACAGCATCAGAAGTACAGAATCAATAAGTGAAAGGCTTAATTTGATAGCTGATGGTATTGAAAAAGCTCCTATCAGTAAGCAAAAGACTGTAAGTATAGTTCGTAATGAAAAGATTGAGGAGAACATAAAACGATTAAAACAGTCTGATTTTGATAGGGAATATGCAGACAACCTGTCAAGGATTAGACAAAGCAAAGCTGAAATAACACAGAAACAAAAAGAACTTGGTGACAAATTTAGGAAAAAAATGCTTGATTTAGCATGGGAAAAACAGGCATAGGAGGAGATAATGGACAACATTCAAGTAGTACATACTCAGGTGCTGGAAGAGGTGACAATGGCAGTTTCTTTTGCTGAAGCTGCCGGTGATATTTCACTTATATACGGTGAAGCCGGTTTAGGTAAAACAGTATCACTTAAGGAATATGCACATTTACATCCAGAAGCAATATACATTGAATTAAAAGACTGTGACAAATCTGTTAAGGGTGTATGTGAGAAAATTTTAGATGCAATAGGCAAATCACAAAGTGGAACAGATAGAAAGCTTGTCGATGCGATTTCGGATTATCTCTTATCTAATCCGCGTTTAATAATTATTGATGAGGCACAACATCTTTCAGTAAGAGCATTAGAGAACTTAAGAGCCATAAATGATGTAACTGAATCAGGAATTGTACTTTGTGGTAATCCTACAGTATATGACAGGATGCATGGACGCGGACAGGCACATTTTGCACAACTTTATAGCCGTATAGGAATTAGAAGACATATTATAGAGCCTACACTTGATGATATTATCTTAATCTTTGAAAAGTACAGGCTAGAGAAAGACAGTATATTGTTCCTACATAAGCTTGCTCTACAGCGCGGTGGAATTCGAAACTGCGTTAAGGTCTTAAATATAGCCTTACAGCTTATAGACATCCAAAAAGAGCCTCTTACTATTGACCACTTAAACTCAGCATACCAACTAAGGAATGGGGTACAATAAAAGAGGCATAGGAGTTACAGCTCCTATGCTGATTATACTACATTTACTTATATTAAACAACATTTAGAAAGGACGGATTATTATATGACTGCTATGGAAGAAGCAATAAACTTCAATAAAGACAATATCTTTGAATACCTTTTTGAAATACTTTTTAATAAAAATGCTGACCTATTCGGCAAAGAGGCAGAAAATGCAATAAACGAACTTAATGCCCTTATAAGTCAGAAAACAAATGCCACTGCCGACACACAATTTGATATTGAAGATACGATAACTAGAGCAATGGTAAGCGTCTCACAGTATGCTTTTAAATCCGGTTTTACAGAAGCATGCAGGCTAAATAAAACAATAAATACTCTCTAATGCAATTACATACCCCTGCCATAGCGTGCGAACCGCGTGCGCACGCGTGAGAACAGGGGTATAATTTGTTCTTTGAAGATTTACCCATTAAATCATTAAAATCGCTCTATGAGGCTTATACGAGTTTTAAGCAAAGTTATATTTGCTTTAGCAACTTTACAGGCTCTTTCTTAACTGTCTGCCAAAGTCTTCTTTTGATATGCCTGTCATCCTGCAAATTTCCTTTTGTATATCCGTTAAGAATACTTTGTCATTACTTGTAGACTTTAATGAATTGATTATAGGTGTCATTCCATTTATGGCAGGAGTATTAGTTAATGCAACAGAGTGCAACTGCGTTACTCTTTTATCTGCTTTGTTTACAAGTACCACAGGTGATAAATATCTATACTCCCTTTGTAATAGATACTGTTTAGCTTTGTCTGTCCACTCAACTTTTGCATATATGCCATCTTCTTTTAATATAAGTGTCTTTATCCATCCGCCAGCAGGAGCTTGAACACTTTCTAATGTCTGATGTTCATAATCAATGACAATATCAACTTTCCTTTTTCTCAAATATTCTGTCATAGCTAAAAAGCTGTTTTTGTCTACTATGAAATCACCCTTTTCAGAAGATACCAGTCCCAACGGAAGCACCTTGATATAATCGGGTACTTCCGCTATATTTGAGCCAGTAGACAGAACTATAATATTACTGTCCATTTACTTCCTCTTTTCCATGTAATTCCTCTTTATTTTTCTGCCCTGTAGCATCCTTTTTATTTTCCTACTTCTCCTCTCCAGTACTGCCATATGCAAACTGCCATAAGCCATACCCCACATTATATCTTCCTTTAGTACCATATAAAAATTCATTCTGAATGAATACATTATCGTCATTATCGGCTGTTTTTGATATAAGGCGTGTCTGTTCTCTTTCTTGAAAAACAAAAGGCTTTACATATCTTTTAGTACATAACAGATACCATTGGTCAGGATATTCCATCAGTTCTGGAATCACTAACAATTCACATGTGTTTTTATATACATTGGTTGTTCCGTTGATTTTTTCTGAAAACAATATCTCTCTTGCTATGCCTTCATTCTGAGGAGCAACAACAAGTGTGTCTGGTATAATTCCAAGCAGTTTGTTTTGTTCTCCCTTAATTGTCATCATTTGAGCCCTTGCATCGGAATAGGTCTTTAATGATAGTTGCTTAGTACCTTTGTTAGACTGCTTTCTTTTCTTGTCTAAATCAATCGGATGATTTTCACTAAAAAATGGTACACCGTCATAGCTTAATTCTTCAAAGCCTTTTGCCATTAAGCCAAATACAAGTTCATCAGGATGTTTCCTTGCATTTAATCCCATTTCTGCCATAAGTGGAGCATAAACTCCATATAAATCATCTGCAATATCATTTGCAGGAACAGCAACAGTACATTCATATGTTTTATTTACTATTGAATAGGCATAAGTGCTGAAGCTTTGAATGGTTCTTTCACCTATCCACTCTCTAATATGTGGAATTTGTCCCATCCAAGCATAGGTTGTTTCTCTGGTTGTTGATGCCACTTGCATAGCAACTTTAAGATAATTTACCTCTGCACTTTCAAATGCTTTGTTAAAACTTGTAATATATGCTACATCTAGACCCTTTAATGATTGCTGATTGATTACCATATCTTTATACCACCTTCCTCTAATGGTGCAACCCTGACTGCTACAATTCTATCAGTTCCATCTTCAATGTCTGCTTTATCATCACTGATATCTAAATATACTATTTCTCCTGCTTTTATGGCATTAGAAGAATTGAGAGAAACTGTATTTTTACCATCAAAATAGCAAGGCTTTCCAATGTCATCCTCTGTTATATCTCCACTAGGGTTATACAATGATTTATAGCCATCACGACAGATTACAAGTCTGCTGCCATCTTTTAGCTCCAAAATATTGATAGCTATACCAAAGTGTATGGCGTTATCAATATAATGTTCTGCCGTTACAGCTTCGAAAGTATCAAGGTCTAGTATTACTGAATTGTTAGTCTCTAATGTTTCACCTTCTTTTATTTTGAACATAAAAACATGCTCTCTTGAAACATTAAAAATAGCTTTTCTTGTTAGTAGTGTGTTTAATAATTCCATAATTCCTCCTAATTTCTTACTTTTTCTTTTAGTTCGTTTAGCAGCTCTCTCAATTTATTTGCAAGGTCTGGATATTTCTTTACTTCATCCATGAGATTATGTTCAAACGCTTCAAAAGCAAGTTCCATTTTATGCTTATAGTCAAGCTCTAAGCGTTTGTCAGCTATTTCAGCCTTCCGGAGTTCGACAAATAGCCTTCCAGCTTTCTCAATTGGTAATTCATTGAATTCTTCTTCTGCTGTCGCTATTTTTTGCAGTAGTCCGCTTTTTAATATTGCAGTAGTAGCCTTACTTGCATCAAGTTCACTTTTTTTACCGACATAATCAATAAAAAACTTTGTCCTTTCCAAATCATCTGCCACTCTTTGAGCTGCTCTATAGATTTTGATGGCATAGTTTGAAATTGATGATAAACTTATATTCAAGTTCTGATTATTTTTAAGCCAATGTTGTATGTCTGAATATTTCATGTTCTCATTAAGTAACATATCATTTACTTTATCTAATACATCTTTAGGTAACTGGTACATCTTTGAATCAGAACGAGGCTTTCTTTCTTTTCCACTCATAAATCAATCCCTTTATCAGAACTGCCACCACTCTCGATGAACTTTATTCCTTTAGCAGTAAGTCGTATAACTGCATCATAAGGTATTTCACCTAATGAATTAATGCTCTTATCAGTAAATTCAATGAGTTTTGATTTTTCAAGATAGTATAATTCTTTAGATATATCAGGTGTGGTGATAAGTCCATGAGCCATCAAAGAATTTGATATACTCCTCACTAAGTTACAATAGTGAAATCCCATTACCAGACTTCTTAATATGAAGCCTCGTATAGTTGCACTATGTTTAAAACTAGAAAAACTATCCATTGCAACCTCCTTTCTTTTTTGCTAAGCTATTTTTAGCTAGCACAAAATACCATTGGCTTATTTTGACCTAAGTTTATGATATTTTTAGAAAAAAGCAATCTCAACGGATAGTTTTTCACGGTTTGTAAGACATATTTTTAGATATTTTCACATTTTGTAGGGAACATTACAGTATTCTACCACTTATTTCAAGACAATTTTTATATGTATGATTACCACAAGTCCAACTACCATCACTCATTTCACTATAGGTTTTGCGATTTCCTTCTATTGTATTCTTCACAACAACTTCTTTTTTACAGCCTGTTATATTAAATATTAAAATCAGGCAGGTTAGTAATATAATAACTCTTTTCATAAATTTACCCCTTTAATTTTGGCTTATTTTTACTTACAATGTATATATGTCCTATTCCAAATATTATACCAAATATAATCAAAAGAGTGTACATCATTGTTATTCCACTTAACAGAAACAGACAAGTGCCTATCACTGCCAATGTAATCTTTTTCCAATATGCTTCCTTGATAAAATATAACATCCACAGTATCCAATAAAAAATAAGCAAAATAATATTTCCAAAAGCATAAACCAAGAATGCCTCAATAGAGCCAAATCCCAACTCACCCATTCCAAAATCAAATACCATAAGAAACATACAACCATATTGACCAATTTGTTCTAAAATTTTCATAAACTTATTGACATACAGCTTTTGATAATTTTTTACTTTAACCCTGTAAATAATATTTGGAATAAGATTTGGAGAAATCCCAAAGGCAATAGTATCTGCAATCAGCGTAACTGTAGCTTCGTATGTATTGACTTTGCCATATTTGTATTACAATATAGGCGTTATAAGTTTTATTTCAGTGCTTTCAAATATCATAAGCATTCCTATAATATCATTGTCTTACCCTTTTATTATGCTAAGTCTGCTGTTCATGAAGATTCCATTTTTATGTACAGTATTTGCAAACATAGTCAACTTTTTGCTCACTATATTTTATAAGTCAAATGAACTTTTGATAAGACTGCCATTTGCCTACATAGAAATAGAAGAGAGAAAATTATCCTATGTACTATGCGCCTATGTAATTATACTAAGTGCTTATCACATCCATATAA